TTGCTCTTTGTATCTGTTTTTGCGCTCCATCCATGACGGGTGGGATGAACGGAGACCCCAAACATGAAGCAGAAAGAAGAGATGCCAGAACTGCGGCGGAAACCGCTCGAGATAGGCTTCTTGGCGTTGCGCTCGGCGAGGTTGGAGTCCGAGAGGCGACGGGCCGAAACGACGGACCGCGCGTTGAAGACTATCTGCGCTCGGTGGGCCTTGGGAAGGGAGAGCCTTGGTGTGCCGCTTTCGTCTATTGGGCGCATCGTGCGGCAGACATTGAGGCTGTTCGGTCAGGATACAGCCCGGATTGGTTCAGGCGAAATCTTGTCGAAAAAGGACGAGCCACAGGTGGAGACGTGTTTGGAGTTTGGTTCTCGTCAAAAAAACGAATCGCACATGTCGGGTTGATCGAGCGCCTCGAGCGCGGCGGCAAGTGGGTCATCACAGTCGAAGGTAACACGAACGATGCCGGAAGCCGTGAAGGGGATGGCGTTTATAGAAAACGACGCCCAATCCGGCAAATCCATTCTGTTTCGAGATTTTGGGATAATGTGAATGGGATAAGGTGAAACCATGAGCACTGACAGCACCATCGACACGGGAATCAGAAAAGGAACCGGCTCGCCCGAAGGCGTCGTCTCTGGGGGGCCAGGCACGCTGTACCGCGATCAGACGGCCGGGGCTGGACAGCTCTGGATCAAACAGTCAGGAACCGGGAACACAGGGTGGACACTATCCAGCACGTCTGGAATGCTTGTCGTTCGGGTGGCAACTACAGCAAACTTGGCCAGTTTATCTGGTCTTTTGACCATCGACGGCGTGGCGACCGCAGTCGGTGACCGCGTGCTCGTTAAAAACCAAAACGTCCAGTCAGAAAACGGCATTTACACGGTATCAGTCGGGGCTTGGACACGCGCGCTCGACTTTAACACGGAACAAAACGTCAAACCGGCCAGCGTCATTGGCGTTTCAGAAGGAACAGTCCAGCGTGACAGCCTATGGATTCTCACGACAAACTCGCCCGTTGTAGTTGGCACAACGTCATTGACTTTCCAAGCTGCGCAACTGCCATTCATCAACGAATCCATGAGCAAAGTTGTTCCGAGATGCGGGACGACTCCGACCGAGAACGGGACGAACTTGGTTGCGGCCTACGCCGTAGCAAAGAACCTGTCTCCGAATGGAACAGCCAAGTCGCGCCAAAACAGAGTCACTGTTCTGATCCAGCCTGGCACATACGAGTTGACAACTGGCGCACTGGTGTTGGATACGGAGTTTGTTGATCTCATTGGCGAATCCTCGAACCGGCTTGATGCTGTTCTCAAGGCACCCTATTCGACCGTTACGCAGAGCGTCAACGATGTTCGCATCGAGAACGTGACGATCGCCGCGACCGATAACACGGGAGCCATCACGTTCTCAAGCTCTGACAAAGCGGCTTACGTTCCAACGGGAACAGGGAACTATCCTTTAACGGAGATCCGCAACGTTCACTTTCAGGGCGCCATCAACTACATCGCGCCGAATTATTTTGGTTCATGGGGCGCCCGCGTTGGGATCATCTATTCTGGATGGTATGAAGATCTCTCGAGCTTGGACGGAGGTGTTTGTTTCTTCGGATGCACGGGGAGCGGTTATTTCAGCAGAATGAGGAGTGACTTTTCGGGGGTCGGCACCTTCACTGAGCAGGTGTCGAGATGCACCGTCAGCGGGCGTGTTTGGAATTGCCAAACATCAATTTCATATCAGTCAACCATATCCGGCGAGGTCAGCGATTGCCCGTTGACGCCGGGGAACACCACGATTACCGGTTGCATCAGGAACTGTCGAGCAGTCTCCGATTTTAGTTCGGTTAATTTAATGTCTGGCGGAGTCCTGTCGGATATTTACGTTCCCGGAATAATGGTATCCAACGTTTTTCAAAACGGATGTTATGTTGAAAATCTCAGCGCAGGCGGTGAGGCAGGCGGCATCTACGACGGCACTTACAGAAACTTCTGCATCAGACAGAACATGGCCCAAGTCCTGCCAAGTGAAACGGGACACAGACTTCAGACGGAGATGCTTGGCATATTCCATGATTGTCATTTCGTCGGTGATATGCACTTCGTCGTATGGGGATCACCGTCCGGCCGCGGACGCATCTACAACTCCTACATCGTCAACTCGTCCGGCGGGAACGAGCCAGCCGTCGTCATGAAAACAGCAGGCACGCGCTTCTTCAACTGCACGATCGTCGGGGCCGGGACAGGTGAGTCGTTCTTTGCCGGCACGCACAACTACGCTTATGTCAAGACGGGCGACCCTGGGAACCTCCTTGGAACGCTGAGTGTCTCCGGGAAAGCCGACCAGCTTACCTACTATTGGCGCACTGTCGCTGTCGGGGCGCAGGTGCAAATTGATTTTGCGTTTGATGCGGCATTCGCAAACATTTTCGCCACGCTCACCATGTCACCTCCTCCAATCGCCGGCTTCTATTCTATTCCTGAAGTCGGGAACAGCGGGCACTTCGCAACGTGCGCTGCGGTGCAGCCGACCATCGTCGGAGGTCTGTCTGGAACATGGACAGTTGGGGCAACCCCGGCAGTCAACACCATCGGAGCGCATAACCGTTACAACAACGCGCCTCACGCAACATATAACAACCTTATCGCCGCACCAAATGACGTGCAAGATGCGAACATTTTATGATCCAGTGTTACTACAGAATCATGCCTGATGTCTGGCGGGTTTACACCCCAGGCAAACAGAAGGAGACCGACCAGCCTGCAAGCGACCAGGCGATGCTTGCTTGGTTGCCAACGCTTCAATCCGCCATCGAGGGGCTGCTCGGGGCGACCCGCGAGGTCGTGTCCATCGAGGCGAGCCGCGCAGTCGAGGGAGCCGAACAGAGCGTCGTCGGCATCTGCTGGCACAAGCGGACCGGCGCGGCGATCAACGAAAAGGAGCCACTCAGGTTCAACGACTTGACTGACACATGGCTGCCGCCTCTTCCGGGAGGTGAACCATGAGCGAGTGTGGGAACAACGACTGCTGCGAAAGGAATCCGTGCTGCCCGAATATCGACGACGAGAGCGTCGCTTCGATGATCGAGAACCTCATATTCCAGATGTTCGGGAACTTCACCCGGACCATTGTCAACGGGCGGGCGGTCTGGACAGGGCTCTGCTCTCCATACGATCAGGGAATCCCGGCCCTCCCGAGGAACGCGGACGAGGGGCTCCTGTGCTACATGATCCGGCTCTACGAGTACCTCGCATCCAGTGTCCCGGCATCGAGCGAACCGCAGTTTACGCAGGCCCTGCACGGGTTCACGGTCGGTCAAGCAATTTACCACGACGGGACGCAGTTCGCCCTAGCACGCGCCGATGCCGCCGCGACAAGCGAGGTCGTCGGCCTGGTCAAGGCTGTCATCAACCCGAACACGTTCACCATCGCTTGTGGTGGCTGGTTCGATGGACTCGCGGGCCTCGTTCCCGGGCAGCGGTACTGGCTTGACCCGGTGACAGCAGGAGCCCTCACGACGACCGAGCCAACCACCATCGGCCATGTCAGCAAGCCCGTCGCGATAGCCGTCCGCGCAAACCTCTTAAACATCCAGATCCTTCGCGGGATAGTCAACTAACATAAGGAAAACACATGAAAACCGTAAAACTCGGAGAAACAATCGAAAAGAATAAAGCAGGATCATTCCAGCCAGAACCGCAGACTGAGCGAGAAAAAACAGATAACAAGTTCTATCCTCATGTTTACATTGATGGAGATCAGGATAAACAACTTGCTGATCTGAAACTTGGTGATGATGTGACCCTTCGCGGGAAGGTTGTTCGACTGACGAAAAGTAATACACAGGAAGGAATAAAATTCGACTGTTCAATCGAACTTTACGAAGCAGACATTCCTGGAACATCATCCGATTTGGAAGAAAAGAAAATGTCAGATCAGGAAGAATCTGACGAGGACCAAATCTCATCCGGGATTGATGCTATTGAAGCTGAGTTCCGGCGTCAGATCGGGAAGAAACGGCTCGGACGCAAACAGTCAACCGAAGAAGAGGAGTAACATCCATGCCAAACGGAATCCCAATGATGCCTGCCGGGGGAGGCTTGCAGCAAGCCCCCGGACTACCAGAGGCCCGGACGGTCAGGCAGGCTGACATGATCACCATCAATCTGCCGCGATCGCAGTACGACGCGCTCTTGTCCCTTCTTGACACCTTGGTCGGAGCGATGGAGGTCGGAGGCGCGGTCGCCAAGGCAGACCAGGCCGTTGGCGAGATCCAACGATCTGCGCGGGCTCCTCTGGTCGGGAGAACAACAGCTGACCAGGAGATGGTTGCCGAGATCGAACGCATGGAACCGAAGTATATGGGAGGTTAAAAACGCAATCATGCTTGTAAGCGAGATCATGCCGGAAGCCCGGAAGGTACTCGGGAGGTGTGATGAGGAAACAGTCCTCGAGCGTCTCTCGGACGCCGTCACCGTCCTTGCCAACAAGGCCGAGGTCGATGGCATCCTCGGTTATGCGGACATCTGCACGACGAGCGACGGGTGCTTCCTCACCCTTCCGAGGGAGATCGACACGCCGCTCGCCGTGAACGTCTGCGGTCGTCCGGCCGTCTTTCGGAACAAGTGGTATGAGTTTCACCTGAACGGTCTAGGGACAGGCAGCATGGTCCCGTGGGCTTGGGACGATACCGGCTGGTGGCCGGTCTTCATGGACATCATCAATCCGGCGGAACTCATCGCCGTGGCTGCGAGCCAGACCGACCTCGGGCGCATCCTCCGCGTGTTTGGATGGGATGATGCAAACCAGTGGATCAGGACGCAAGAGCCAGACGGGACATGGAGGGATGGGTTCATCGTGCCGGTCAATGTGGTCGGCGATTTCCCTGGCGGAATCATCGCCCCGGCCGGAGTCCGCGAGTTCCGCCGGATCTTCTCGCAGATTCCTTCGACGGAATGGGACAGCCCAGCCGACCACAGTTTCGCAACCGGGCAGGCCGCCGACTTGACTCTGGTTGCCGGGACATTGCCGGAGCCGTTCCAGCAGATCACCTACTACATCCGGCGGACCAGCGCCCGATCGGTCAACCTCTACCTGACCAGGGAGGATGCCCTGGCAGACCGCAATGCCATCATCATCGCGTCGAACCCGACAGGATGCACGATCAACATCAATGACTCACGCGACGTGGCCGTAGAGACTCAAATCCAGACGGCGACGCCGCACCACATGATCAACGGCTCGCTCGTGCGGTTCACAGCCGGCACGATGCCTGCACCTCTCGTCTCCGGGACGACCTACTATGTGAACACCCTGGACGCGAACGGGGACCAAGACGCGACACACTTCCGCGTCTACAGGACGCAGGATGAAGCCCTCGCCGACGTGAACGCGATCAACTGCACGGATGCCGGAGCCGCAGTCGTGGCGCACACGACGCTCCCATGCTATCCGATCACAACCGAGGTCACCGCGACGAACCACAACCTCATTAATGGTGACGCCGTGACGGTCCAGAACAACGGAGGCGAGCTTCCAGCCCCGCTCCAATCAGGCGTAACGTACTACGCGCACGTCATCAACTCGAACACGATCACGCTTCACCTGACGTACTCAGCGGCATCTGCTGGTACCGACCCTATCGTCCTCACGACAGCCGGGAGCGGGACGAATCTCATCGTCAAGCGGATCGCTGCCTCTGTCGTCCTTGGAACGAAGAATAACGTGGCAGCGGCCGGCCACAATCTCTCGGCAGGCGATTACGTCCTTTTCGAGACGACAGGGATTCTCCCAGATCCGCTCACGGATGGAACGATCTACCAAGCCCAGGCACCGTCCAGCCTCTCGACGTTCACGCTCTGTTACCTCAGCTATCTCGTCGCTGGAACGAGCCAATACCAACGGGCGGCGTCCGTCGTAACGATGACCACGACGACAGCGCACGGATACACGACGGGAGACGTTGTTGACATCGAGGGATGCACAGCCGACGCGAGCTTCAACGCGAGCCAGGTCACAATCACCGTGACTGGACCCAACACTTTCACGTATCCGCAGGCGCTGCCGAACGCTGGGCCGTTCGTCGATGCGGGCGGGACAATCACGCGTGGGCGCGTCAACATCACGACGGCCGGGACGGGGCAGCTCTACCTGGTCATCAGCCGGTCGTTTACGATAGGCTTCACGAGCCAAGTCTCGGCGGACGCATCTGCGCTGGCGACGGCCGACCCGTTCACTTTCGACACGGACGGGACGCTCCCGAGCTGCGACCCGACCATCAACACTGCGACGACCTATTACCTCCGCGTCATAGACGGTAGCACCATCGAAGTTTTCGATACGCCCGCGAACGCCCTCGATGCGGCCGTCCGGCAGACGCTCAACAGGAGTCGGGCTGCGGGGATAGCAACCATCACGACGACGGCTGCGCACGGCCTCCTAACAGGCGACTACGTCGACGTGCGGAACATGACGGACTCGACCTTCAATACCGAGCGCGTCCAGATCACTGTTACGGGCCCGACAACGTTCACCTATTCAAACCCCGGCGCGGTTGTAGGAGTGACGGCGGATGCGAACGGGCAGGTTCGACGGAGCAACATCAAGTTTCTGGCCCTGGGAGCCGGTCAACTTTACCTGGCGTTCTCGCGGTCGGCGACGGTCGTGCCACGGAGCAGCCTCCTCATCCCCGAGTCGGCCAGCTACCTCCTCGAAAACGCTGTCGTGCAGTTCACGACGACCGGGACTCTTCCGTCCCCGCTGGCACTGGCGACCGACTACAAGATCGATGTCCAGTCCGGGAGACTCGTCGTCTATACGCTGGCTGGCACGCAGGTCGTGCTTGCGAACATAGGTGCCGGGACGCACAGCATGATCATCCAGTCGGACTTTACGGCCGTCTTGAACACGAGCGTCGAGGTCGTCTCAAACAACTACCAGACCGGTGACGGTGTGGAAGTGCTGTCTGATGGAACGCCGCCGACGCCGCTTGTTGCTGGCACGACGTACTACATCCGCCGGATCGGAAACGATGAGGTCGAGCTCTACGCGACGGCTGCCCAAGCCCTCGCAGCCCCGAACGTTGCCGGGCGGATCATCCTCACGACATCTGGTGATGGAACGCACTACTTCCGGCAACTCCTCGACCCGTTCCTCGTCAAAAAGATCGAGAGGGTGGAGAAGGAACTAAGCGACAGCTTCATCGACCTCTACGCTTGGGACACCGGCAGGACGACTGCCCTCACTCTGATCGGCCACTACTACTTCGACGAGACAGCACCAAGCTATCGCCGGATCAAGGTCGGAAAACCGTGCGCGTGGGTGCGCGTGCGTTACCGTAAGAGGACGTTCAAGTTCCTCTCCGAGAATGACTTCATCCCAATCTCGAACAAGATGGCGATCATCATGATGCTCAAGGCCCTCGAGCACTTCAGGGCGGACCACAAAGATCAGGGAACGGCCTGCGAAGAGAAAGCGGTACAGTGGCTCCTCGAGGAGCAACTCGCCCGAACGGGGCCGGAGAGCCGCGGGATTCAGGTTAATAATGATATTTACATGAACACGACGAGGCAATATATCACATGAAAAACGCTGAGCTATCACAGCAGCGCTGGGAAAAAGTCGCCGCCGGGTGGTTCAACGGATGCAACTCGGTCCGCAACCCTTGGCTCCTCCCGGACACGCAGTACCAGTGGGGTGTTAACGTCGTCTGCCGAGGCGGAGTTGTCCAGACGCGACCGGGATACAGGCTCCGTCTTGAGCTTCCGCCCGGCAACCTTCAAGGAGGAAAGTTTTTCCAAGCGAACAAGGATGCCAGCACGAGCGGCCCGTACCTCGTTTTCGCCGTTGACGGCAAGGTGTACTACTGCCCGTTCGAGAACGGACAGCCGATCCAGCCTGACAACTGGGAGTCTTACAGGCTCCGGGGCCTCTCCTTCAGCCCGCTCGCCAAGCAGATCCACTGGGCCATCGCCGAGAAGAGCGTCGAGGCCAACCAGGAGACAATCAAGATCGTCCCAACATACAGTGTCCTCCTGATTCAGGACGGCGTGAACGCCTGCGGATACTGGGACGGCAGCCTCGATGGGCACCTCAACGAGAACGCGCCGTTTTTCCAGACGCCGCGCGGAACATGGATGGAGTATTCTGGTGGGCGTCTCTGGGTGGCCCGCGGAAACACGCTGCTCGCGAGCGACCTGCTCGACCCGCTTTCATTCAAGGAGAGGCTCGAGGGTGAGGGTCGCGGAGACTACACGCTCCCGGGGGACATCACGGGGATGGGCCTCTCCTATGGCGACAACCGACAGACGAACCTTCTTGTTTTCACGCGAAACCAGACGACCGGTTTTCTCTCATCCATCATCGACCGCTCAACGTGGGCCGATACTCCAAACTTCCAGTTTGTCATCTACAGCGACCTCGGGTGCATCGCCGGCAAAAGCGTCGTGAACCATGCCGGGCTCCTCTGGTGGTACTCGCCGAAGGGACTCGTGGCGAACGACTCGGCGGAATCGCTTTTTATCACGTCCCAGATCAAGTTCAAAGACATGGAGATGGCTGTCTCCAAGCGGAACCTCGCGCCGGACCTGACCGGGATTTGCGCCGGGGCCTTCGAGAGCTATCTCCTCGTCAGCGTCCCGAGCGGAGACACACTCAACGCGCACACGCAGGTTTTGGACTATGCCGTCGCGGACGAACTCAGCCAGGATTCTCCGGCAGCCTGGAATGGCATCTGGACTGGCATCCGGCCGGTCGAGTGGACGAAGGGATACGTTGAAGAGGAGGAGCGCATCTGGGCTTTCTCGACCGATTACCAGGCCCTCCCGAACGGGACGAGCTTCAACCACGTCTGGCAGGCTTTCCAGAGTGACAGGATGGATACGATAGATTACCGCGACAGCCAGAACACGCGCCACGTCAAGAAAAACCCGATCTACTGTTCCATGCTCTCAAAGTATCTCGGGGACGGGCTCGACCTGAAACGGTTTTGCTTCGCCGAAGTATATGTCGTCGAGATCGGAGACAAGGTCACTTTTAAAGCTTCATACTGCGGGATGCGTGGAATCCTCGACGAGGTCCTCCGCGTTAGGCTAAACAGCCTCACTGAACCCGGTTTGACGAGCGACTCGGAACTCCAAAATTACTACGATTCAGACGGCCCGTTCCGGGTCCAGACCCGATATCTGCGGACGCAGGAGGCCAGGAAAAGTTTCACCTCCAACTGCTTTTCCGTCGAGAGCCAGAACAGCCCGGACGTTGATAGCCGGTTTGCCATGTATTTTCAGTGGTGCGGCCGGGCCGGAATAGATTCGTTCCGCATTTATCTTGAACCCATGTTCAGCGAGCCGTCGAGCGGCGACTGCACCGAGGACGAGGAGGGATCAGGGGCTTTGAGCTATCGCGGAGAAAGCAGGCACTTCAACTCGGAACCCGGTGAACTTGAAGCAATCGGCGAACGGGCCGAAACCTACGGCTCACCGACTTCGGACCGCACAGCGTTCGTCAGCCCGATCAGCCCGAGGGTCAACGAGGTTTTCTACAGCTCGATCCCGGTTTCATGGGAAGACCTTGAAACTGATTGCGTGGCGTGTCTGCCGTGCGCCCGTGATACTTTTGAACCGCCAGTCAAGGAGGACGCATGAGCAAAGAACTCTCCATAGCGGCCCACAAGAGCCTCCGGTTTAGGCTTCTAGACAGGTCGAACCTGAAGGAGATCGAGGCCCTCGACCAGTATGCAGCGACGTTCGGCCATAGGATCACGACGCTCCGGCACCCGATCATGGTCGTGAGCGAGCGGGAGACCGAGCGCATCCTCGGATATTTTCAGATCGTCTCGACGCCGATCGTTTTCCCGGCCTTGAACCCGGACGCCGTGACGCCCAGGCAGACCGCTGAGATCATGCAACACTTCGTCGGCTGGGCCAAGGTCCAGCATGGAGAAGGGTTCGTCGCTGTCCCGACGAACAAACCAAATAACAAGTTTACGCCGGAGGTTATGGCGAAGCTCGGGTTTGACAGGCAAAATGCAGAAATATATCGTGTGAAGGGAGACGACTAAAACTTATGGATACGACGCCGACAAGTTTCTCAACTCCGATCAGCCGGAGGATCGAGGCGGCAGCCATGCCGTCCGAGGCATCGGCAGCCATGATCCCGGAGACACTCCAGATGCCGACCGTAGGCGTCGAAGATATGAACCGGGCCACGCTCGCGCAGTACATGAGGAATCTGGCAGCCTCGAAGGCTGTCCGGCAACGGACGGAGCCGGAGCTTGCCGAGATCGAGCGGCTCATCAAGCGCAAGACCCTCGAGGACATCAAAGGGGAAACTCCCCCCGAGATACAGAGGGAGCTTACTCGCGCCGGAGTGACGAGCGCTATCGCTGGCGGAGTCGGAACCGGCTCGACCGCTGGCGAGTCGAGGCTCTCGAACATCCTGACGCGCGGCGTCTTGGCTCTCCGGGAATCCGGGATGCAGAGGGGAGCCGGTCTGCTCGCGGCGGCCGGCCAGCCGGAAGTCGGCATCACCCCAGCGTCGGCAGCCCAGGAGATCAAGGACCGGTCTGCGATGTTTGCCAATCTCCTCAACCAATTCGCGTCAGACCGGGCGATGGCCCGAGCACAGAGAACGGCTGACTTTTTGACGCGAGCACAACAGGCGGCAGCGATGCAGAGTCAGGAAGCTATGGAGAACGTCCGGTCAGCCCAGGAAGCAGCCGCTGCGAACATGGGGCTTTTCTCGAGCCTCCTTGGATCAGCTATTCAGGCCGGAACAACGCTCGGTGCGGGTGCGCTTGCTGGCGGAGCGTCTTCGAGGGCACAGGATGTTTTGGCAGGAGACAACTTCGGAACCTCTTTCGGCATGACGCCGGAAGAAGTGAGCCGGTTCACGCGAATCAAGTTCGGATATTAACAAGAAAGCGAGGAAAATACTATGGGAGATGACTCAGGCGGATCGAGAATCGAATCAGGCCCGACACAAGAACAACTCAACCGCGAACGGGCGCTGTTTGCCCAGCAACAGGCTGCCCTCCAGGCGCAGCTTGCCCAAGCCCAGGCCGCGCAGGCTGAACTCGACAGGCAGCGAGCCGAAGCACAGAAAGCCCTCGAGCAGGAACGAGCAACCATCGCTGGCCAGGCTGAAGCGCGGGTTGCGCAGACGGAAGCCCAGCGAAAAGCGATGCAGGCAACAGGCCTCCCATCGGCAGCGCCGGCAGCCGAGGCGCGCCTCCAGCAGATCGCAGCCGGGGCGGCGCGGCTCCCGATCCTGCCGTCCCTGAAACAGACGCAGATCGCACTGCCGCAGAGCAACGTTATCGGAATGGGAGGACAAAGCAACTTGATGACTGCGCCGGAGCTCTACTACGCGAAATACGCGGCGCGGTTCACGTCATAAGGAGGAACCATGAGCGGATTATTCGGAAGCGACGAAGATGTGATAAATCTCCAGATGCAACAGGCTGAGGCGGCGCGGCAGGAGCAGGAGCGCCAATCCTTGCGCCAGGCCGAACTCGAGCAGATCCGGTGGCAGCAAGAGCAGGCTATGGCTGAAACCAGGAGGATGCAGGAGGAGGCCGAGAGGCTCCGCCAGGAACAGGCCACACGAGAAGAAGCGATGGCTCAAGAGAAACTCCTCGCGCTCCAAGAGAAGGAGCGCAAAGCCCAGGAAAAACTCGCCGCGCAGAAAGCTGCGATGGCTACCGCAAAGCCTGACATCCTCCCGTTCAAGTTGACTCAGGCGAGCCTTGCGGCGTTGCCCGGATATGGGCAAGCCAGCAACCTTCAACGTGTGCAACAGGGGTTTGGACAGGTCCAGCCTACGCCTGTCCCGGGCGCGTTCAACACTTACCAGACCGGAGGCAGGCGGTTCGTCGCCTGATGCCATGCCAGACGGAGCCCAAGTCCAGACGCGAGTGGCGGTCGTACCTGTCGGCGCTCGGCCCCAAACCCTCTCGTACATTGACCCTTCAGCCTTCGGGCTTGCCGGGAAGACCGGGACGCTTTCCCACGGTCTCGCCATCGGGAAAGAGCTCGCTGAACCGCTCGGCAGGGGGATTCTTTCGGCGGCTATGATACCGGAAGAGGCGCGTCGTCTTGAAATGATCGAAGAGCAGAGGATTCTGTCACAGGATGAGAAAGCGCGACGCAGGGCTCTTGAGGACATCCAGCTCAGGGAAGCGCAACTCAGGCTGGCCGAAGCCGAGATGACCCCGGAGGAGAGAGCCAAGCGTGAGGTTTCCGAACAAGAAGCGGCAACCGAGCAGAAGATGCAGGCCGAGCGAAGGCTCAGAGCGAAGGAGGCGAAGCAGAAGCTCGCCGATTGGAGGAAAACCACCAAGCTGACCGTCCAGAACCTTGATCCGAAGGAGGCGGAGATGGAGGCTGCCGAACTCATGTGGGCTGACAACATCGGATCGAAGTACGGACTGACGGGATGGGAGGTCAGAGATTTCCTCAAGATGACAGAGCGCGACAAGGCGACCGGGTCTCCGTTCTACGATTCCGAGCGGTACAAGACTGACGAGGACTACGCGAAAACCATCCGCGACCTGCGCTCGCGCAGGCCGACTCAGGGGCTGGCCAACGAGGATTTGACGGTCAATGCCGACCGCGCCGCGCAGATCGACTCGCTCCTCAAGATGGCCTTCGAGGAGGAGGCTGAGAAAAGAAAATTGCAGATCAAAACCCAGGAGAAAAGAATCGAGAAATCCAGCAAGGGATTCACGTTCGGCACCGAGGAGGAGGCACGCAAGACATTCCCAGGCGCGAAGATCAAGATCGAGACGGACCCGGAGACACAAAAACCAGTCTACATTGTCGAGGAAATACCGGAGGAAGCTATTAGCCCGGAAAACATGAATCTGGCAGCCTCAATGATCGCGAATTATGAGGCGCCATTGAGCCAGTTCAGGCCGCGAGGCATGAAAGGGTATGGGGAGTATATCAGCCTTGTCAATAAGGCGAAAGAAATTAATCCAAATTATGTTCCTGTTTATTCGGAGGGAGAGCTTAAGAGCGTCCGAGACAACGTTCGACGGCTCCAATCGATGCTCTCGCTGATCGGTCACATGAATGACCTCGAGGATGTCTCGAAGCGCGTCCCGCGCACGCGGTTTCCGGTCATCAACAACATCCTTCAAGGGATTTACTATCACACGGGAGACCCGGACGTGAAGGCCTACGAGGCAGCCGCGCTCGCGGTCGCCGAAGAGTTCGGGAACGTCATGGGCGGAGGTGGCGGGAATGCCCTCACGGATCACAAGCTCAAAGTGGCGATGGAACAGCTCAAGAGCACTCAGAGCGATGCGCAGCTTAAGGCGACGCTCAATGAGATGAAAAAACTGCTGACGACCCGTGCCCATGAGATCACCAAACCGTATGTCGAAAGCCGGAAAGATGTTCTTCGGATGCTTGAGACGTACAAGGAGGGCGACGAGGAGATGCCGATCGTCCGGGAGATCGAGGCGACCGTTGAAGGAAGAACTCCAATGGGGAAAAAGGTTCAAGCTCCGTCCCGTGCGGCTGGCCAGGCGGCGGCTGGGAAAAACGAGGCAGCCTTCCTCATCCGCGAAGATCTGAAGGCTGGCCGGATCAGCCGGGAAGAGGCCAGGAAACGGCTTAAGGATCTCGGGTTCAAGTAGGGGAGAACGATGGATGCGCTCGACAAGTTTCTCGAAGGCGATGACGAAGCTCTCCTGGGCGAAGCCAAGGCGCCCGTCGATGAGCTTCCAGGCGTAGCGACTGGGCCTGCAAAAGAACCGGAACAGGCAAGCCTTTTACCCAGCATCAGGAAAAAGGTTTTTGGCGCGGCAGAAGTGGCAGAAGATTTCTTCAAGCTCGGACGGCTCGGACCAGTCGGAATGTTCCTGGACTACCGGGCGAAACCCCCGAAAGACCACATCGACGAGTTCCTCGCTGGGGATGATAATGCTCTTTCAGTTGCAGCCTCGAAGAAGCGCGGGCAGGACTGGATAGACCGCTATCTTGAGACTGGTAATCAGGAATATGCGCGGCGGGCCATGCTGGATCTCCCGCTCGCCCCGGATGCGGAATCGATCCGCGAGTATGAGGCCAGAGTCCAGGCTGAGAACCCAGACTACAGGCTCCCGGACGACCTCCTCGAAGCCATGTACCGGGACGAGTCCTCCAAGCCAATGACCCAGGTCGCTGGAGAAACGCTCACCAATTTTTTGAGTGGACTCGCAGAGACAGGATTCGAGATCGCGAAGGGCGTGTGGGACATATCACATACCGGGAGTCCGCTCTCGGTCGCCGCGAAAGTCGTGCAAGGGAAACCACTGAAAGAGGCTGTTTTAGAGGAAGCCAGTGGTTCGCTGTCAAACATCTACTCGTTCGGAGAAGGTATCTACCGCGGAACGCGGAACTTCATGGGCATGGTCGCGACCAGCCTGGAGGGCGGCACGCGGTTCACGGACTGGCTCCTCGGCGAGTCCGGTACGGACAAAGGATTCGACAGATTCAAGCGACGGTATCATCTCCGGAGTGCGTATTCGGAAGACCTGCGGCAGAACAAGCCGATGCTGATCGGGGACTATATGACGACAGTCGGGAAAGCCGCGAAGCTGTCTTACGCTCCGATGGTCGCAGCCGGGCTCATCACGCCGGAACAAAGACACGGCGCGTCGAAATGGATCGACGATTACGTGGCGAGTGTGACGGCCTCGGCACCGCCCGTCAACCCGTCTGTGGCAATGACGGCCGAGATCACGAGTCCTGTCAACCCGTTCGTCCTCGGGCTCGGACTTGGCGGACAAACGCTCGCGAAGATGGGCGTAAGTGGAATGGCAAAACAGGCTTTGGGGGGGATTCTCCGCAAAGGAACAGGAAGCACGCTCGAGCGGACCGGCTCGCTCCTTGAGATGTTCGGCGCGAAGGGGAAGGCGATGACAGCCGCGATCAGGGAAAGGCTCGGAAACCTCTCCGAGAGTATCACGGGAAATGCCGCGGCGATCGAGGAAGCGGACATGCTCGCGAAGGCCGCGGCTGGACGGCTTCCGTTGCGGCATGGAATCTTGTCGAGTCTCACATTCGGAACGGCTGAAGGCCTCGGGAAAGCCCTCAAGGACATCGGCCGGAACATCCCAGAACGTCCGACGCCGGTCGGAGTCATGGGGCGCGTGGCGAGGGACGTTGAGGCCAAGAGCAAACCATTGCAGGCTTTCGCCAGGAGCCACGGCGGGAAACTTTCCGACGCGGCCATCAGGAAAATCGGCGGAGCCGCGGAAGGTGCGGCGCACGGGATGGTCATCGCCCCACTGATCGGGTTCCCAGACCTGGAGACCGGGGAAGACCTCGGGCGTGCTCTCGGAGCCGGAGTCGTCATGGGGATGTTCGCCAGGATGCAGGACGCGATGGACCCGATGAGCAAGCTCGGGAGTGATTTCGAGGCGAGCCGGAACTACGCGAGGGAGGTCCTTGATAAAGTCAGGAAGGGATCGCCGGAGACGGCCGCCGCCATCGACCGCGCGACGAGCTTCGACTATCTGGTTGAAAGGACGCGCCAAGACCTCGAAGCAAGGAGAGCCGAAGCCAAGGCAAAGCGGGAAGACCCGAACGTGGCCGCTGAGGAGTCGATCACGGCCGACCGACGGATGATCGCCGCCGAGAAGTCCTACGCGCACCTGCTTGAGATGGGCAAGGATCCCGTGGCCAGGAGGGCCGTCGAAGAACACGCCCGGATGGATGTCGCCGACGTTTTTGACATGGCTTCACGCGACATCGGGATCACCAGAACGCCGGACGTCGTCGTGAGGATCGTTGACACGAAATCCGGCAAGGCACTGATTCGCGAGCACCCGGAGATTGCCCCAGGACTGATCGCAAAGGTCATGGCTGATCGTGGTGTCTCCGAGCTCGACGCCATCGGGCTCGTCAAAAGCGAGCCTGCCCTGGCTGACGACTACATCGGCCTCCGTCAATCCGCATGGACCGGGAAATATACTGATTTCAAGACCCGGATCACCAAACCGGCCATAGTTGTCAACTACGATAACGTGGACATCGCAAGTCGCGGCCTCGTCAGGGCGATACGGCACGACCTCATGCACCAGATTCGTATGACCGAGGAGGGACAGGAAACCCTCGCGCAGACGGAGGACCTCCTGTTCGACCGCAAGGTGCGATTGGCCGACGGGAGCGACCTCGTTGTGAGCAAGGGGGAAGTCCCCGATTCCGTTCTTCTTGAAAAATGGAACACTTACCTTGCCAGGATGACTCCTGGCGATGCCGCCGCGATGGAGGCGAGGATGGATGCCGAAGCGACGGCCAGAGGAGTCACGCCGCAGGATGCCCGCATCGAATACATGAAGAGCGAGTACATCGCCGAGCTCGTCGCCAACCTCCGGCACCTGCCGGGACCGATGAGTGCATGGCCTAGCCCCGGGAGCCGGGAGCGGGAACGCTGGGAGGCCATCAAGCGGCACGAGGCCGACATCGACGCGGCTGCCAGGCAGTTCGAGCTCGAGACAGGGATTGACCCGAGGACGATGGAGGAGGGGTACAGCAGCCTCCTCCGTCAGTCTTTCAGCCCGAGGGCGCGCCGGCTCGCCGAGAACTTCGTCCGCGAGGTCCGGCGCCTCGACACGCCGTTCAACTACATCGGGCGCGACCCGTCCGGACTTCAGATCACCGAGGAAGACATCCGGCGCAACCCGGCGCTGGCCGAGCAATATAAAGGGGCGAACATCTTCGATATGGAAGTGCAGGAGGTCCTCCGCGACTCCCAGGGCAACATCCTCAACCGCTCGACGGTCCCGGAGAACCGAATCGACTCCATCAAGCATCGGATGGACAAACCAGAAGTCCTCCCGAACGGGAACACGCTAACCTTCGAGATGGGCATCAAATACATGCCTGACCCGAAGAGCCCGACCGGGAAAAGTCCGCGCATCCTGAGCAAGAAGGAATACGAGGCCCGCGCGAAGAACCGCGGCCTTGCGATCCGGGAAGCCATCGACAGCGTCGATCAGCACGTGCCGACGAGGATGAAAGAGATTGGTCGTGATGAGAAAGGCAACACCTATTATGCAGGCACCCCGACGGAGGGGCAGATGCAGGCTTTGATGAACGTTGACCCTGTCGTGCTCACGGCCCAGGAAAAGGCGAAGATCCAGACGATCGTCGACGGTTGGAAACGGACACCAGGCCAGAGGTTTTACTTCGAGTACGTCCCGCATCTCGAAACGGTGAAACCAAAGGGGATCGTCAAAGCCAAGAACATCAAAGGACGGAGGGGCCGCCAGCGTTACCGCGCCCTCAAACCGCGCTACCGCGACGAGGTCGTGATCGGTTTCCATTTCTCGAAGGATGACCACTTTTACACGACGAGTATCTCGGTCAGCCGCATTTACGACAAGATCAATTACTGGCAGAGGGAAAAGCCGCAGGCATTCGACCTCTGGGGCGGAAACACCGAGGCGTTCTGGGAAGACATGAAGCACGTCATCCGGAACCATTTGCAGGGCAAACCAGCCGCCGAGGGGATAGGCCCCGAGAAAGCGAACCGCATCTTCGACTTCATGAACCTCGTCGACAAAGCGAACCAGTACAAGGTGAAAGACCCGTTATCGACTTTCGCCGATCAAGACCGCACGATAGCCAGCAGGCGCGTCGACGCTATGAATACCATAGCGCTCTTGAACGAGGAACCACTCCCGTTCAACTACTACAACTTCAAGACAGCTTTCCTTCCGGAAGAGCGCCGCGTCGGGGATGCTTTCCTTGGCAAAGAAGGTTTCAGTGCATACGCGACAGAACAGAACCGGCCAAATGAACAGCCCCGCGTGAAGCCGGAGCAGGTTGAGGCGGTGAAGAAGGCAAAAACAATTATCCCACCCGAATACAGTATCAACACCACCGGCGACGCCTGCGTGGGAGACGAAGTGGCTTTCGAGCAAGCGATCTTCACTGGATCATTTCGCCGACCGAAATTCGCTGGAACTAGGCTTGTGACTGGAAAAATCATCTCGGACTCCTACGGTCGAGAGAAACAGCAGCACACATTCACTCTGGAGCTTCCGAACGGTGAAAAACTACGGATCAAGGGGCGCAACCTTTACAGGAATGGACTCTATCGCAAGCCGTGGGCAAACGAATCTGACCGCATTCAGGCTCTCAAAGAAAAGCACGAGCGGGGGGCGGTGGCCCGCGAAGCCCGACAATGGAGAAAAATGTTCATGCCTTCTGAAAAAAGCCGCAAGGAAAATCTCTCGACCATTCAGACAACGACCGGCGGACTGTTGACGCCGCCCGGCGAGCATTTCCTACCAGCATACCACGGCACCCCGCACAAGATCGAAGAAGGCTTCAAGATGGAGCTGGTTGGAACAGGCGAGGGATCGCATGTGTTCGGCTACGGGCTCTATTTTTCGGAAAATCCTTTAGTTGCTGAGATGTATCAAAAAAATTTAGGTGGAGGGATTAAAATTGAATTTGATGGTAAGCCAATAAACGATGATATGCCGCTTATTGTCCGTATAGCTGCCTATGAAATTGATTCAGCTCAAGACGTAAATAAAGCAATTAAATCATTAAAATATCAAATAAATAATAAAACGATTGGTTTTTTAAAAAACCCAAAACGCACAGAAGAAATTCTTAAATTCTTAGAAGAAAACAAAAATAAATTTACTACATTACAAAAGGGAAACATCTACAAGGTTGACTTGGACATTAGGCCGGAGGAATTTTTGGATTGGGATAAGCGGATAAGTGAACAAGAAAAATCAGTGCAAATTATATTGAATGAAATTGCCAGGAAATATGGGTTGGCTGATAAGCAAGAACTTGAAAATTATTTTAAGATAGAAAAGCGCGGGCGTGATTTTGTAATATTTGGTGGTCTTAATGAATATGGCCGCGCTCATACTATTGAAAAAGCAAATGAAATAAGATCGGACAGAATAAAAGCCCATGAAGCAACTGGTAATTTATTATATAGCACATTATCTTTGCAACTTGGCTCTCCTAAAGCGGCATCTGAATATCTGAACTCCAAAGGCATCAAAGGCATCCGGTATCTGGACCAGTTCAGCAGGCGCAATATTCAACTTTTGAAGCCGGATGAAACTGTCTCGAAAGTATGGGTTGTGAAAGAAATTCCGAACGGCGAAGTTTTTTACAAGGGAGAAAATGAATCGGAAGCCGTTGAAACCTTTAAGAGAATTTCAAGAAAAACTTACAACTACGTCATCTTTGATGAGAATAAAATCAGGATACTTGAGGAAAATGGCCGTCCGGTTTCCGCGAAGAAAGCCATGTCGGGAAAACAGGGTGAACAATTCATGCCATCGGAGACCACCCCAGGCAAAGTCTTGAGCGGCGTCAAGAGCATCCCGCTTCCGCGCCCAGGTGCGCCGGGAACCGCCGGGCGTGGCCGGGCACTGTCACGGGCAGGCCGGGAGGAAGAAACGCCTCCTGGAGATGCCGGCGAGTGATCCGGTGCAACACGGATTCGGCATTTTCGTGGTAAAACGGCTGGCGAAAGAACAGCCAGGATTTACGCCTAGGATAGGCGTAGGCGGCGTTTTTACCAGTTGGGTGGTGTCCTGATACCACCGGAACCGCCAGCTGTACGTTTTTACGCTGGAAACCGTGGAAACTAATCCTTGGCGAGTTTTGGCTCTTTCCCGAAGGCGTCCTGAAACCGCTGAAGGCAGACGGCCACATATCCGGGATCAATTTCAATCCCACGACACTTGCGCTTGAGGTTTTCGCAGGCAATCAGCGTTGTCCCGGAACCGAGGAAAGGATCGAGAACAATATCGCCATCGTCGGTGTGATTCAATACGGCATTTTCCGGCAATTCAACTGGTTTCATTGTTGGATGTTCTTTTGACTTCATCGGCTTATCAACTAACCAGACTGACGTTTGAAATTTTCCTTCCTTTTTTCTTTTATGTGTTTTGATCCACGTAAATAAAATAGGTTCATGCTGATATTCATAATCAAGCCTCCCAAGAGAAAATGTCGGAGAGTTTTTTACCCAGTTCAAAACGTGTTTCACTTCCAATCCAGCATCCTTCATCATCATCATCATC